CTTCTAGTAAACCAACAACCACATTCACTGAAACTGATATTGTCGTAACAAATGGTGTACTAAACTCGTTCGAAACAACCAATAACACAATATTTACTGCTAACTTTACTCCAACATCTGGCTATTCCGGTGCAATAACTATAAATGTTGATGGCGGTTTATATGTGGATGCAGCCGGTAATAGTAATACTGCGGCCACCGAATTCAATTGGACGCAGAATATTGCGGGAGCAGCACAAAGCTACACCGTAGGTGTAACCGCACCAGGTTCATCAGCATACGCATTAACTGGAACAGACAGGCAGGGTTCTGTAAGTGGAAATAACCCAGACGTAAATATAGCTCTCGGTGATACAATAAACTTTAATGTAAATGCTGCGTCGCATCCATTCTGGCTTAAAACTGTAGTTGGAATCGGAACATCTAATCCAGTTTCCGGAGGTTCATTAACTAATAACGGAACACAGAGCTCAACAGTATCTTGGACACCACCGACGGCAGGCACGTATTATTATGTCTGCCAATACCATGGTGCTATGAACGGAAAGCTTATTGTTACGTAATCAAGAAAATTAATAAATAGATATAAAATAAAAAAAAATTGATGTATTATTATTATTATGTATTATAGATTATACATAATAATAAGTAATGAACTATATACTGATAGACACAAGTTATATGATATTCTATAGATATCACGCATTAATTCGGTGGTGGAAACACTCACATGAAACCGAACTTCCCGCAAATTTGCTTGATTGCGAAGAATTCGTTACAAAATTCATTAAATTATTTTCGGAATCAATTCTAAAAATTAAAAAACAACTGAAATTACAAAAAAAAGAATGCACTGTAATTGCGGGCGTGGATTGTTCCCGTAAAGACATCTGGAGAAATAATATTTATCCCCGCTACAAAGAAAACCGATATGTTGATGACGGGAAAGCAAAAGAAGAGGACGCAACTACTATTGCTGATTTCTTTAGACTTGTTTATGCTAATAATGATGAATTGCTTAAAAAAGCAGGAGCAGACCATATATTTAGATGTAATCACTTGGAAGGTGACGATGTAGCGGCTGTTACCAAAAACCATATTAGAGCCAAATACCCAGACGCAAATATTTATATAATTACAAACGACCACGATTATTTACAACTATACGATGAAAACACACATATAATTAATCTACAATTCAAAAACCTAATGGAGAATAAAAAGGTTTTCCCTGAAGCCGATAAGAACCTGTTTTATAAGATTGTTCTTGGTGATAAATCTGATTGTATCCCCCCAGTTTTTAGCAAGTGTGGTCCTAAAACCGCCGAAAAATACTATCTAGACAAAGACCTATTTGATAAGGCAATTATTAAAGAAAACGCACAAGAGAACTACAATAGAAATAAAACTCTAGTTTGCTTTACTCAAATACCTACAGAGTTAGTAGAATGCTTTATAGAAACATATAAAGTTGAACTTGATAATCTTTAAATGTCTCGTTTGTAATTAAGCATAATATTGTATAATTTTTTTTAATGTTGTTCTATGATTTTTATATTTTTAAAAAAATTGATAATAAAAATAAAAATTTATTATTAATCATATAGTATTAATGACTGTTGATTATTCAAACACAGTTATATATAGATTGCGTTCTAATAACCCACTTATTGAAGAAAAATATATAGGCCATTCAGGAGATTTTACAGCCAGAAAATACTCACATAAGAACCGTAGTAATAATAATAAGAATAGTAGCGAAAAAGAGTATCATTACGAGGTTTATAAATTCATTAGAGAGAATGGTGGATTTGATGATTGGCATTTTGAAATATTAGAAACGGCAAATTTAGAAGATGAAGATGAAGCAGCAAATCTTGAGAGATATTGGATTGAAAAACTTGAGCCATCGCTAAACATAAAATTACCAGCACAAACTCCCGAAGAAAGAGCCGATTATAAAAGAGAATATAACCGCATCAGGGAGAGAAAAAAGATGGAAGACCCAGAATATAGAAAGAAAAAATATGAGACTAATAAAAAACGGATTGAAGACCCAGAAGTTAAAAAGAAAGACGCAGCGAAGCAAAAAGAAAAAATAACTTGTATATGTGGTGCTATTCATAGTAGGCAAGGTAAAAGTCAGCATCTTGATAGTGAAAAACACAAAAAATATCTAAAAAATAATCCACAAGAAGCATAAGAAAAATTTTAAGCATAATATTGTATAATTTTTTTTAATGTTGTTCTATGATTTTTATTACCCCTTCTTGCTCGTGTTTTATTGCGTTTTGCTTTTACACCACCACTTTGATAACTGTTTTGTTTTAATGATGGTTCTGGTTCTGGTTTATCAGTGGTGGAACTTCTGTTCCTCATTTTTTCTTCCAATAAGTGCTTGGCGTAATTATTACCAACAAAATTATGTAATATACCATCTATTGTATTTGCTCTTTGAATACAACCAAATGCCCGTTTATACTGCATCTTGATTGGAATTTTTTCCTCTAACTTATCTCTGTATGTAACATCAAGATCGATATAGACAGAATAAATACTCTGTAAATCATCTACAGCTAATCTAATGTATGGTGATGGTTTTAGAGTAAAATAGTTTGATTGTTCTGTATTAAATTTTTTAATATTAATAGTCGCTTTTTTGATTTTGGCGAATTTGTTGTTATGGTTTAATTTTTGTCCTTTCTTAAAGAAAAACTGTTCTACATAATAATCTTTAATTATATCATTCGGATTTAATTGTTCTTCTTTTTTTAGTTTATATCTATCACTAGTTATCTTCTTGAATTTATTAAAATTCATAAATACATCTTTGATATTAACTAATTCATCACCGCTATATTCGGATAATAATTTATTATAATCTAACTCGGTATTTATATAGATATCTTTGTCGCTTCTTTTTTCGGCATCGGTATCATAAAATAACTTGTTTTCAACTAATTCGTATTGTGTTTTCCCTTTACGTTTTAATGTATCGGGGGTATCAGTATCAGGGTTGTATTGGTCCGTCAAACTAATATTGAATTGTATTTTTGAAAAATGGTGTACTTTCTCAAATTCAATTTCATATACAGGTTTTAATATACCAGCACCAAAAGAAGTTTGTATCTCCTCGTCGGTTAATTTTACAGGAGTAATGTTTTTAATTTTAATATAAATAGGTTCTTTTGTTTCTAATATATCGCCTTTTTTCTCTTCATATATGGTCTGTTTCAAAATACAACCAGGATTTAAATAAAATCTATCTAATATTTTGAATATGTTATGGTAAGTAATTATATTTTTCATCTTTTTATCGTTGGATTTCAACCTATCGTATAGTTTATTAGCGTCAGTTTCGGCAATTTCTTCATTGCTCAATATATATTTACTGTATTCATTAACTATATCTTTGCGCATATTATCATTATTCCAATCATTTGTTTGTACTTGATTCATTGAATTAGTAACAGTCGTTTTATTGGCTTCACGGATATTTTCATCCAAATTTTTTTTAAGTTCTTGAAAGTACTCTTTTATATGTTCATCTGATTTGCCTTTATTTAGAATAAAAAAATTAGAATAATCATTATTGTTATATTGTGAGAATTTATTCCCTATTTCTGTTTGCTTCTCCTTAATTACAGCATTTAAATTATCATATGAAAAATAATAAGAAGAGTATGGTATTTTAAATTTGGTTTCATTTTTGTCCAACTCTTTCAGATGGGCTTTGAATTTATCGAACTCTACTTTCTCATCTTTCCAAATATAGAATGGGTCTTCTCTCTGTTTTCCCTGGATAAACTTATCTTTTACTCTATCATACATATTCATATTTCTAATTTTATCAAAAGCAAATTCATCTATGGTTAAATATTTGTAAGTATTACCTACTTTATATTTTAATCGTGCCTGGAATTCTACAGGTTTTAATTGATTATCTTCATCACTCATAATTATAATATTATTATAGGTAAATATTATAATTAACAGAACAAACTTATTCGCCGATATTAGAGAGCATATTAATTTTGTTAGTATGTTGTTCCTGTTCTTTTGCCCGTCTTAAAATATCGTAAGCCTTCTCCAACTCCTCCCTTGATACTTCACCGTCGCCATCAGTATCTATAATATTCGCTAATTGCTTATATTTTGCTGGTAAAACACAAAATTTACTATGCTCGTTAAAAACGAAACTGCTTAAAATTATAAATACTGCTGTGATAATTAAAGCAATAAATATATCACGGGAACCCATAAATGCTATGGTAAAAATCAACACTTCACGAGCGATATTTTTCAACATCATTTCCTGTCCTTTAGTCAATTTAATTTCAATATATCTGGACCCGAGATTCATAAAAATCATCATCAAGCCTAAAAATAGTTTATTACCATTAATATTATTAAAGAATTCGCGAACATTTAATCCTTTAACATTTTTAATACCTGCTGAATCGAAAAATGTTTTACTGTAGCTCATTAATATATTTAGATAAAATATATTTTTGATTTTTTGTTGTTTTGTGAAATATTATTATCTCCTTTTTTATTAAGAGTATGTATCAATTAAATCCAGCGCAATTAGAAACAACTAAAGAAATGGGTTTACCGAAAAAAAATACTAAAGAACCCTCTAATAGAACCTATAAAAATAGGAAGGCGGTAAATTTTCCACCCGACGAAAATTTAGAGAGTAACAAAAGTAAGTTGACTAATATCAACAACTTATTGTCTAAATTACACGATAATGATGAAGAAGAGGAGGAAGATGATAATTTCAAACACCAGTATGATAAAATCACCGAGATGGTTAATAACACTAGTAATAATGATATTATTAATTCAGAACTACAAAAATTAAACGCTAATACTGAAAATAATACAAACGCAGCAACGGTTATGAATACTAATGTTAATTCTAAATATTCTAACTTTAGCGACAGTTACAAAGGAAACTTGGATTATTTGAATAGTCAATACCAAACACATAGTGAAAATAATTCGGGTCCAAATGCCTCATACAACAATACCCAATTACTGACTAAACTTGATTATGTAATTCATTTATTGGAGGAGCAGCATGATGAAAAGACAAATCATATAACCGAGGAATTAATATTATATCTGTTTTTAGGGATATTCATAATTTTTGTATTAGATTCATTTGCGAGGGCGAGCAAATACATTAGGTAAATTTATTTTATTATTATCAGATAAATAAAATAAATAGCACTTATTCCAGTTTTTTGAATACATAGATGTATTCGTTGGTGTAGCCAATCTCTTTTAAATCAAATTTCTTATATAATTTGAAGTCTTTTGATTTAGCAAGATTCAAAATTTTGGTAGTTATAGGCATATATAAATTTAATTCATTCTCTCTAACCGTATGCGATTTATAATTAGAAAACTTATCGTTATACACCGCATATGGGGTCGCATCACTATCAACGGTATTATCATTATCGGTATTTAAAACTTTATACTTTGACATATATTCATTATCTTTATCAAATTTAACTATTAATTCACTTACCTTTTTCCCATACTTCACAGGATCATATAAGGTATCCTTACTTTTAGTCTGTACGTATGGGTTGAACTTCTCTCTGTCTGCTAAGTTAATAATCAAATAACCATCAGTTGAGAGCAAACTAAAACAACTTTCAAAGAACGCCGCTTTATCTTTGATTTCGTATATGGTTTTTCCTAAACATAAAATATGGCTATAGGAATTGAGGTCCAGACTACTGGCTTCCAATATATCATTTGTTATGAATTCGCATTTAGGATAAGTTTTTTGGGCATACGAAATCATATCATCAGATTTATCTAATCCAACGATGTTATATTTTTTATCATCAAATACTTTCACGGTATAACCTGTCCCACACCCAACATCTAATATTTTGGTATCATTTGTTTTTTTTGATAAACTTGAGATTTTATCAAATTCAAATTCATGTCTGGCTTTATTTAAATGAATAGGGTCATAATATTTACTGTAAAATTCATCATATATATCAGCATCCAGTTTTTTTACATATTTTTTCTTATTTTTATTATCAAAACTTTCCACCAGCGAAAAATTAGAAGTATTAAAACTATTGAATAAACAGCACATAGATAGCAATATTAAGAATAGAACAAACAATTTAGTGATGGAACTGCTCTTATTGAGGGATGTAGCAGCCTTATTAATATGGGTGTATGTTTTGTATAAATAGTGGTTAAATACCATTATTATGTATTAATATGTATTAATATTAAATTTATTTTATTTTATTTGTATAAATCCCATTAAATGGACTCTGATGATGCAGATGATGAAATAACAGAAATAGATGATGTTAGAACAGAATTTAAAAATATTACATTTTCTAAATTTCAAAAATCCAAAGCAAAACAAGAATTAATCAAATGTATATATGATAATAAGATTGAAAATGCTAATTATTGGACTGCTGAATTTATATGTGCTGGTCATTATCTCGACTTGTGGGAGATAATTATTTTATATGCTACAAGGTATATTCATTCGGGTAATCCCAAGTTGCCTATATATTTGAATATGCGATTTGATAATTTTAGTAGCATCATCAACACCGGTTATACCAACGATATGCTTATTTTGCGAAACAATAGTAAAATCCGTAATCTATTTTCTGAAATAATTTGTATTTTATGCTATTCAAATAAAAAGCAAACTTATCAACAGATTAAATTGAATAAATTGGAAGAGTTTGATTTAATTAATCTAAGTTCCAAGTTCAAAGCACCTAACGTTTCTTTCGTTAATATAGTATTTAAAGATGATGACCCGACCGAATTGTTAATACCCGTTAATGAATTAATCTATAGTATTACAACTGGTAATATAATAGATGCGTGTTATTGGTATGAGTGGATAATTGAATATGAAAATATATGTAAAAAAAAGAAAAAACAATGTATTTGTCAAGCACGCTCTTATGCCCCTGAAGGGAGTTATAACGATATCATATGGATTATTTGGGATATATTATTTCATTATGCTGACCCCGAAAATTCAGTTTCAAAAAACACTACCAACTTACCACTTATAAATAAAATTATAAAATCATTATACTCGGTATTCATAATTAAATATAAATCAACTTGTAGAACTAAAAGAAAATATATTATTTATTACGCATTTTCAATTTTAACTGATAATATTAATTTTGATATAGCCCTAATTAATGAGACCAACAAAGATAAAATTAAAGTGATAGTTGAAAAAATAGATAATGTTTATCGTGATATAAAGAAAAATGAGGAAACGCCAGCAGATGACCCAGATAATCCTTTTAAACCTAAAAAATCCAATATCCAAAAAACGATTGAAAAAATGGAAATAATGAGTAATTTCTGATTTCTAATTTATAATTTATAATTTATAAAAAAAATAAGTTTTACATATTTTTTTTATAGTTTTGTATTTACAGACCAATTTAAGCAACCTCCCCAGAATAGCGATACACGTTAAGCTTTACCTTACCACTACCGACTTCACGAGGTTGAACCTTTGTGAGCTTATCCGATAGATTAGCAAGATATACACCGCGGCGAAATTTAATTTGAAGCACCTTTGTAGTCTTCTTCAGCGAGAGGTTCTTACCAGCATTCTCACGGTAATAATCCTCAACCTCGTTTTCAATTACTGCAGCACCAACCATCTTATAGTTATTATTATATTATATATATAATATTGTTTAAATCAATTTTAAATATATTATTTTTATTTTATTTACACGATAGTCGCTTACAATAAAATTTAATTGCGATAATAAAATAATATTTTGTATGCTTTTGTGAAATTATATTTCTCCGGATAATAATCTGGATTCTCCTTGAAGCTCCAGTCTCTATTTGTATTTATCAACGGTTTCCAATCATATTTACTTAATCGTGAATAACTGCTGCCGTCAAATTTGTAACCTACTTTGTTGATAGTTAAAACGCTCACAAAATGACTATCTTTGCTCGGTATATAATGTCCCGTATTAGTTAATATTATACTATCAAGAACATATTTGTATTTTTTTCCATTAAATTCTAATTCATAACTTGTTTCATACTCCATACCGCTTTCGTGGTCTTCAATTACAATCATATCACCAACTGTATCATAATATTCATTTAATACTTCATCAATGCTATCGTATATCAGTTTATAATTTTTATTGACGGTCAGGTTTATAATATTTAGCACGTCATATTTCAAATACTGCATTATGGTCTTGTAATATTCTAATGGATTACCAGCCTCATCTATATCAGGCAATTCATAATGGGGCTTATTATGTTTAATTCGGTTATATATGTTTTTAATCAAATAATTCGTATCTAACTTAGATGTTAATTTTTTAACCTGTTCGTGTAAGTTTGTTTTGTTATTTAATGTTTTGTTAGATGATTGATTATACGATGCTTCTATATACAAATTAAATATGAATAGTAATTTCTTCAGTTCAGGGTCTTCTAATTTTATATTATCTTGTTTTTTACCTGTTATCATAAGATTTCTAAAAAATCTAAAAAACTTTCTGCCTTTATCGCTGAAAAAAAAGGTTACAAACATAGTATTAAACCAACAATTAGAATGCAGTTGCTTTGGTGCGATAAATCTCTCTGGTTTTAAATGTTTGGACGACTTTAAATTTTTCAATAAGAATTTTTTTACTTCCGCAGTAGTAAAATTTAAACAGTTCGGTTCAGAAGCCGTCCCAACATTTATTTCTAATAAACTGTCGCACAATTTTATACTTCTATATTTTAATGTTTTCAAAGATGTTACATCCAAATTTTTATTTACAATTGGTGAAAATGAGCGAGCCATATTTTTTAGTGTTGTTTTATTAGATGTTTTTACACCGATTGTGCTTTTTTTATTAGATTGTTTTCTCGTTTTCATTACTATTGATATATTTAAAGATAATAATAATTTTAGCAATAAATTAATTATAAAAAATATTATTAATTTATATAATGGAATCTATCAGAAATTCGTTTGATAAATTATCTCGGAGCACCAAATCGAGCATGTCTAATAAACCGAGTATGTCTAACAGAGGAAGCGTCTCTAATAAACCAAGCCAGACCAAACTATCTCCACTTGAAACATTAATAAACACACCCGTTAATAGTTTTACATCCAGAGGCAGCACCCCCAAACCCGCTGGTTTAGCGGCTAAATCCACTAAATTTGCCGCCGAAACATATAATAACACACTCTCTTTTTTCAACGCCAAAAACTATATATTTATTTTTGGTTTTATTATGGTTCTTGCTTTATTTGGTATTAATATTTTTACATATTTAAGTCAAGCAACTAATTACGTAACTGGTTTAGTTGGACCTATGTTTTCAACGTCTGGTAATGTATTAGGTGATACTACGAAATCTATTATAAACAATACATCTACTGGAACACAGCAAATTTTAGATGTTGGTTCTAACACAACACAACAGATTATAGACGTCGGTTCAAACACAACACAACAGATTATAGACGTTGGTTCTAATACAACCAAAAATATTGTAGATGCAACAGCGAAAGGAACTACATCAGGTATTGATTATTTACAGGGTAGTTTGAAAAAAAATGTTAGTGCTGTAAAACCAGAAAATAATAGCTCCACAACTAATTATGTTAATAAACCAGTAGCAGAGCCCGACCCATCCAACACATCCTCATCGTCGCAGGGATACTGTTATATTGGTAATATTAATGATGCTCGTCATTGTGCGAAAGTTAATACAAACGACCAGTGTATGTCGGGTGATATTTACCCCACTATGGATATATGTATCAACCCTAATATAAAAGCTTAATGCGTCTGGATAGTTTCATTTTGCGTGCCTTTGTTTTTTTGTTAATGGGTTTTTTCTTTTTGATGGTTTTTTTTACTGCCTTCTCTACGTGTGGCTTGAAAAATTTCAACATTTCGGGAGTGGTTCTATTGCCTGCAAAATCTTTAAACATCTTACCATTTTTAAATATCATAATAGCAGGGAAACCACGAATTTCGTTTTTTAATGGTCCATAATTAATATAATCCAACTGGCTCGCATCTATTTCCAAAACTACGCTATTACTTTTCATTTTTTTTAAATTTTTTTTCAAATTATTCCAATCTGGCTTCATATTAATGCAATGAATACACGATTGACTGAACACAGCGATGAAACAAGTATTATTTTCCAATAATTTAATTACCGCGTCTCTATCAAACGAACTGTTTTTCAATTCAAGCACCTTCATTTATACATATACCGTATATTATATAATTTCGCTTAAAATATTATATAATTTATTGAAAATATTATATTTGCATAATCTAATATGGAAATTAATTATAAAATTTTAGCAACCTCTTTAGTTTTTTTATTGGGACTGTATCATTATACAACCTATAACAAGTTACATACCAAGAAGGGGACATCATCCACTCCAAAATCTTCCACCGATAAATGTCCTAATATGTTAATTGAAAAAGACGGTAAAATTATACTCTTTAATTCTAATGCCGAAATACAAAATGGTGTTAATCCCGTTCAATTTAATAATTTAGAGGAATACGGAGAGTTCGTAGGATTACAGAAGGCAAACAATATTAAATGCCCCATTTTATTCTTACAATACACGACCGATACGCAGAATAACGACCTGCTACAAATCAAAAAATCTATTTTTGAAAATGATGGGGGATTGCCTATTCACACATCTACTACTTTACAGCCCACTATAGCACCTGATTATTTTGAGAAAAACAAAATGCAAGATGCAACTCTGGATTCTACACCAGAATCTAAAGTTAAATTTAACGCTGGAATGTATGCTGGGTTCGACCAATATAATCAAAATATAGGTATTGATACACCACTTGACTTTTTATTCACTGAAAAGACAGAAAAGTCAAGAAACCCGCATGATAGTAATTGGGGAGGTAAAGAACATACGGATAAAGCGTTAAAAGGAGGCGATTATGTGGGGCGTGAGGTGTATAAGTATCGTTAAACATATATATATTTTTTATTCATTAAAAAATATATAACCAGCACCGAAGGTGCTGAACCCGAAGTTTATAAGGGAATTTTGATAATACTAATAGAAATATAAATGTTTAATATCTGCCTATGCTTCTTGTGGATTATTTCTTAAAAATTTTTTGTGCTTTTCAGTATCAAGATGTCGTGCTTCATTATTTTTACTGGTAGAACAACCACAAATACAAGTATAACTTTCAAGCCTCTTCGCTGCTTCTTTCTTTCTATATTCTGGGTCTTCTCTCAGTTTCTTTTTACACTCTGCTTGTTTCTTTCTATATTCTGGCTTTTTACTACGCTCTGCTTCTTTCTTTCTATATTCTGGGTCTTCTCTCAGTTTCTTCTGGTATTCTCTACCTTTTTCGGTTTTTTCTTCAGGCGTTTCTGCTACATCATTCTTATTTAGTGTTGGCTTAAATATTTCTATATAATGTTTTTCCAGAGTTTCCGCTTCATCTTTATCTTTTAAATCAGCATATACTAATATTTCAAAACCCCAATTATCAAATCCCCCGTTCTCTCTAATAAATTTATAAACAGGATAATTATATTCTGGACTTTTTTCATTATTACAATCGCTCTTATGGTTGTATTTTCTGCCTATAAAATCTTTTGAATGACCTATATAAAAGTCTTTAATAAGTGGGTTCTTTGAACGCAATTTATATATAACTGTGTTTGAATAATCATCTTTCGCTTCCTTTGATAAGGCAGCCATTTTATATGATTAATTATAAATTTTTATTTTTATTATCAATTTTTTTAAAAATATAAAAAATAAAAAATAAAAATCTACTTCACTAACCTCTAATCTCTCAACTTCATCAAATAATTCTAAATAAATTCAATATAAATCGTTAGAATTCCCTTATAAACTTCGGGCAGCGACACCGAAGGTGTTGCTCTGGATTTATCCCATAAATCCGCAAAAAAACATCACCTTGAGGTATATTGAACCCTGTTAAAAATAATTTATTAATTTAAAATTGATTTCAAAAATATTAAATTAATATACATCAAACTATTGAAATGATGATGCTTATGATGTCCGTGATTAGTGCGTCGTTGCGTCCTATTAGTATTCCACATCGTATTTCACAACCTCAAATTATTCAACCACATACACAAAATATTTATCACGCAACCATTAAACTACCGTCAAATGAATTTGTAGATATTATGTATGAGAGAGTAGGGGTATTCAAGTACAAAATCAAAATGTCGGGTATTATTAATGTTAATGGTGGTATTTATTACGATGACGAGAATAATTGTGCGTTAGATGACCGCATTTTACTTGCTCTACACAAATATAGACGCTCATCGGTTGCTCAGTGGTATGATGTCGGCTACGACACAATTGAAGCAGATATTCTACTGGAAATTATCGCGCATATTAAACGCATTTTCAAATATGAACTCTTCATCCGTGTCTAAATATTTACTGTTAAAAAATTTATATTATTACTTCATTATAAATTTTTTTTATACGAATATCTAAAGATTTTCTAAAATATCGGTTATAGCACTTGAAAGCGTAGAGTATTTCTCACATTTAACATTATTATCCTCATTATCATCACTCAATAATTTTTCAATATCAATTGACCTACCACCTTTATTGTCCTCAATCATATTTATAATGCATTTAGCACCTTCTAAATTAACAATTTTTTTGGTATTGGTGAGAACCTCTTTTATTTCTTTTATACCAGATTTACCGCCCATTTCTTCCTGCAAACCCTTGAGTTTGTTTTCTATCAGTTTAATTAAATCAGCGTCCTTATTGTCACGATCTTTATTTCCAAATCCCTCCAGATTAGAATTAAGATTTGTATTATCTCTAAATGATAAATTTTGAACCACACGACGCTGGAAAGTAAAACAACTACAAATTATACCTATAAATAAAAGGGCTAATACGACATGTGCTATTTTTTTATATAATTCGGTTTTGAAAGACATTATTATATATACTATTAGAATAAATATTCTAATTTAATAGATAATCTTTTATATTTTGAACGATTTTTTTGGAAATTTTTCGGTTTGAACCTTCGAGTACGAGAGAATTTAAACAATCCCCATCGTTTTCTAATGCTAATACTAAATCTTTAATTGTAATATATTTATTAATAACTGCCGTAGCACTTTTAACACTTACATCAGGCACTTGCATTAACATAATCATATGAATGTTCTCTCGTGTGATATTGGATTTCTTTTCCGTTTTTACTACATTAATATAATTTTCTGCGGTGGAAGTTGTATCAGTTTGCTCGTTAATCGTTGTATTGTTTTTATAATAACACTCATTACCAGTCTCTTTTACGAGTTTCTTTACGAATGCGTTAATAATATCCGCTGTCTCCGTATCATTCAACGAATTTAAAATTGAAAATCCTTTGAAATAACTCATAGACACGAGAGATGAATACAAAGTATTTACGAAATATTTCTTTTTATAATTTGTAATACTACCTTCCAGTAAATAATATATATTATGGTTGTGTAATTCGTTTCCACCTAACCTAAATGATTGCTCCCTATATCTACCATCTTTTATGCTGGCTTCTAAATCAGCAAGTGACTTTCTCTCTAATATAACTAATGTTTTATCATTTATATCATCATAAATTACAAAATCACCAATTTCTAATTGTTTCACTT